ACAAGTTAGAACCTCTGAAAAACCCTAGCTTTGTTTTTAGGAATGGATCACCTCACGCAGAAGCTGTAGAGCATGGCAAAAATGCCCCTGACGGTACAGGTAAGACTTGGGCTAGATCAGTAATGTCTGGTGGTTATCAAGTCTTTGCAAAGATAAGGAACTTACATGGCTAGTATTAGCAACGACATCAGAGCTGCACTTGAGAGCCACTTAGCTTCAACTGCAGGCATCCCAGACATAGCCTACGAGAACGTAGCCTTTCAACCAACAACAGGTACTAGCTTCTTTAGGGTTCAGTACCTGCCAACATTAACTAGACCCGCTGTACGTGGCTTAAATCCACAGCTAAGGTACCAAGGTCTCTTTAACGTGACGGTCTTCTCTCCAGAGGGGAAAGGGCCAAAGGAAGCTGATGACTATGTAAACCTAGTTGTAGATGCTTTCGCTGCCACTACTGACATCTCCTTTACTAACTCAGATGCAGAAACAATAAAAGTGTCTATAGATTATGCTGAAAGACAGCAGGGCCTATTAGACAGCCCTTGGTACTTTGTTCCGATTAATATCGGATGGTACATTTACAAATAACTTCCAATAGGAGAATACAATATGGCTTTTTCACAAGGCTCACGCTCCAGTCTGTCGTTTATCACTGAATCAACTTTCGGTACGACACCTGCTGGTAACTTCGCTAACCTTCCCTTCAGCACTCACTCTTTGAACCTAACTAAAGATCGTGTAGCAGGCACAGACATTGAGGCTGATCGTATGCCACGTGTTGATCGCCACGGCAACCGTCAAGTAGCTGGTGATATCGTAGTTGATCTACGTGATGCTGATTTTGACACATTCCTTGAGTCAGCTATGTTGAACGTATGGGACACAGTTACGCTTAAGGTTGGCACTACACCTAAGTTCTTCTCTATCGAAGACTACGCTGCTGACATCGACCAAGCTCGTCTGTTCACAGGTTGTTCAGTATCAAGTCTGGCTATTTCCCTCGCCCCTAATCAGATGGTTACGACAACCTTTGGTATGGTAGGCAAAGACATGTCCTTGAGTGCCACAGAGAAGACACAAGATGCTGCCTCTGGTGCTGCACCATTTGATGCTTACTCTGGTGATATCGCTATTGGTAACGTAGCTGGTGCCACTACAGTGGCTATCGTAACTGCTTTAGACTTCACACTAAATAACGCTTATGCACCTACATTCGTCATTGGCGATGATAGCGCACCTTCCCTTGAGTATGGTCGTGCAGAAGTTGAAGGCACTATGACTGTGTACTTCGAAGATGAAACTATGATTAACCGCTTCTTGAATGAGACTGAAACTGAGATTGAAGTGTCTGTAAACGATCCTACAGGTGCTAATGCCTACACGTTCCAGTTCCCTAAAGTTAAAATTAACTCTGCTGATGTTGGTGTCGATGGCCCAACTAGCCGTATGATCTCCATGTCTTTCGTAGCACTATACGATTCGACAGAAGGTACTAACCTTAAGATTACACGCCCAGCATAAACTAATACCTACGTAGGTACGTGGAGGCTCTGAGTCGGGTCGGGGTCTCCACACTTAATCACCCGACATAACTCCCCCCGAAAAGGAAACCCCATGGATTTAAAAGACCTGACACCTAATTTAGATGACGTTATCGTCACAATTAAGCACCCAACTACAGGTGATGTACTCAAGAATGATGATGGTACGGACATGACGGTTACAGTCCTTGCGCCCCACTCTAAAGAGTATAAGAAAGCTCAACACGAGCAAATCAGTAAGCGACTAAAGAAAGCCCAGAAGAGCAAGTCACAAGACGTAGACTACTCCGACATCGAAGAGGCTACGCTGGAGGTTCTATCTAAAGTTACGAAGGCTTGGAATATTACCTTTGGTGGAGAGAAACCTAAACTTACTGTCGCTAAAGCTAAGAGCATTTACGATGAAGTGTTCTGGATTAAGAACCAGATTGAGGAAGAGGTGTCTGACTCTATGGATTTTACGAAGGGCTGATCCAAAGTCTTGTGGACTGGTCTGAACACCAGTTCAAACTTAATAAGACTGATCAAAACGGAACTACAGAACGAGAACATCTTGAACAAGTAGAAAGGCAGACTGGACGTAGAGTAGAAGCATTGGAACCCCCGACACCCTTCCCGATGTTACTATCCCATGTTTGGTCTGCCTTTATTAGTTTGAACTCTTCGAGAAGTTCAGGTTTCAATGGCCCTGCCCCCATAAGTTATGAGCAGATAAAGGCTTGGAAAGAATTAACAGGTGCGTCTATTTTACCTTGGGAGATCGAGGCTATAAAAAGAGTAGACTCACAATATTTAAGGGTGACAAATGGCTGATATTAAGATTATAGTAGACTCTTCTGATGTTGTAGAGGCATCTAATGATGTTAAACGACTAGAAGGCTCTGTAGATTCTGTTGGTCGTACCAGTAAGCAAGCTGGTAAGTCTATCTCTAGCACAACTAGAGGTATGAACCAGTTCGGAGCTGTTGCTAAGCATGGCGGCAAGAAGATGAACACCTTTAACATGCAGCTACAGCAAGGTGGTTACCAACTACAGGATTTCGTAGTTCAGCTTCAAGGTGGCACTAGCTTCTTCACTGCATTTGGTCAACAAGGCTCTCAGTTTGCGGGTGTGTTTGGCCCTCAAGGTGCTGTAATTGGTGCTGTCATTGCCATCGGCGCTGCTGTAGGTGGTATGGCTTACAAGATGCTAACTGCTGGAGATGAAGTTAGGGAATTTCAAGAGATTCTTGAAGATACCTCAAGCCTTCTTGGAGACCTATCAGATGCTAATAAAGCCGCAGCTATGTCAAACAAGGAACTTGAAGACAGCTTTGGTACAGCTTCCGTTCAGATTAAAAGCACCCTTGCTCTTCTGCGAAGTATAGCTGAAAATGAAGCCCAACGTGGTATTGACGAATTAGCGTCCTCACTAACAGACTTATATAGAGTGGCGGGAGATGGTGAAAAACGTGGGGGAATAGCTGATTTCTTTGACGTAAATATCTTTATGGCCTATGGTAGGGCTGCGAAGACAGCACGTAAAGAAGCACGTATCCTTACAGCAGAGTTTCTAAACGCACAAACCGCCCTTTCTGAATCTGAAGGTAACATTGAGGGTCAGATCGTAGCTACACAAAGGTTGCTTAATGTAGCTGTATCACTATCTGAAGTTAACGGTAGTATAAGTAAAGAAGAAGAAGCATTAATTAAGAATCTCGGTGAGAGCCTTCTTAGAATGCAAGAAACCCAGACCGTAAAGGAAAAAACTCTAAAGTCATCAAAAGAAGAACTTAAAGTACAGAAAGCCTACGAGTTACTCAGAAAACAGAACGAGATGAAGTCTCGTGCGAGTGGCGATGAGAGGATTGCAATAGAGCATGAGGTAACTTCTGCACGCATAGCTGCAGAGGACGATTACCTTAAAGCTATCGAAGATTCTCATAAGGCAGGTCTAGAGTTAAGCAAGTTAAACCTTAAGTCTCCGTTTGACGATGCATTACCAGCAGCAAGGCTACTTGCTTTACAAATGGATACGTCTCTATCTGACGCCCTAAGTCTTATAAACCTAGCATCCACTAAATCTACAGTTGTAGGTTCAGGTAGAGGTTTGTCTGCTGGTGCTGGCTCCACATCTGGTGGAAGACTTATGATGTCGATTGGTGGCGAAACCTCCTCACCTTACAATACTGGAAAGGGAAAGGGGTCTTCTGGCCTATCAGAGGATGCCTTTGAGAAGTTAGATAAAGAGATAGAACGCAGAAGAGAACTTCTGGGTATGTCTGAAGCTCAGGCGACAGTGACCCGTGGTATTTGGGAACTAGAAGATTCTCTTAGTAAAGCTCGTGAGAAGTACAGTGACGCTGAAAAGAAGGCTATCGTCGAGAGAAACATAGCTCTTAGAGAGAGCGAGAAGGTTGCAGAAGAAGCTAGATCTAGGCAAGAATCTCTCGCTGAAACTATATCAAGCTCTATAGGAACTGCTTTCACTTCAATGGTAGATGGTACTATGTCAGTCAAGGACGCCTTTAAGTCTATGGCTAGGGACATCATTAAGCATCTCTGGGAGGTTATTGTAGTTCAGCGTATAGTTGGTAGTGCCGAAGCGGGCAAAGAGTCTGGTCTTGCAGGTTTAATTAGTAAGGGTATTGGTTCCTTTGGTGCCGCAGAAGCTAATGGTGGTGTATGGCAAGGTGGCTCACGAGTACAAGCCTATGCTAACGGAGGTGTTGTCGGAGGGCCTACCACATTCCCTATGGCTGGCGGTAAGACTGGTCTTATGGGTGAAGCTGGGCCAGAGGCTATCATGCCACTCAAGCGTGGTTCTAATGGTAAGCTAGGGGTTCAGATGGAAGGTGGCGGTGGTGACACTATTGTTGTCAACCAGAGCTTCAACTTCCAAGCTAATGGTGACGACACAGTGAAGAAGCTGATCGCACAGGCTGCACCACAGATTGCTCAGATGACTAAGAGTTCACTACTTAATGATCGTCGTAGAGGCGGTGCAACTAAAGCTACATTTGGCTAATAACTAAGGAAGTATAACATGGCGTTAACCTACCCACTAGCCACCCCAACATCTATTGGTATCGAAAGTATTGAGTTAAGAGCTATTAATGCTGTAGCAACCTCTCAGTCTCCCTTTACATACAAGCAACAAGTTATATCTCATGGCGGTCAGAGGTGGGAAGCCTCTGTCAGTATTCCCTCGGTGCATCGTGACAAGGCTGCACAGTGGAAAGCTATGCTAGTTGGGCTAAAAGGCCCTACAGGAACATTTCTACTGGGAGACCCTGACTACGCTACACCACAGGGTACTGTAAGCTCTTGTGTCTTAAGTGGCAGCGCAGGGGATGAGACTGTTTCTGTAGTTATGACAGGCACTCTTCTAGCTGGAGATTACATCCAGTTAGGGGGAGCTTCATCAGCTAAACTACATCAAGTTCTACTAGATCAAGATGGAGATGGTACATTAGAAATATGGCCTGCTCTAAGATCAGACTACTCTTCCTCTACAGCAGTCTTTAACTCACCCCAAGGTGTCTTTAGACTAGCCACCAATATGACCTCATGGTCAATCAACAATGCATCAATCTACGGTATCTCGTTTGAAGCCGTAGAAGCTGTGATATAAGGATATCTGATAATGACCGATAAGAAGATTACTGATCTAACTAACATAGTTGCTGCTGACCTAGTTGATGCAGATGAGTTTGTCGTTGTTGACATATCCGCTGATGAAACGATGGCTATCACTCTTGGAGAGCTAAAGACTGCCGTAGGAGATGGCGCAGGTGATCTACTTGCGGCGAATAACTTATCAGACCTTGCTAACGCAGGTACAGCTAGGACTAACCTTGGTTTAGGAACTGCTGCTACTACAGCGTCTACTGACTATGCTACAGCAGCGCAAGGCACTAAGGCCGATGCCGCTTTACCTAAAGTTGGCGGAGCTATGACGGGGGCTATCACAACCAATAGCACTTTTGATGGTCGTGATGTAGCTACAGATGGCACAAAGCTAGACGGTATCGAAGCTAGTGCTGACGTAACAGACACAGCTAATGTAACTTCTGCTGGTGCATTGATGGATAGTGAACTTACAAGCATTGCTTCTGTGAAGGCTCTCGACCAAGGCGTTGCGACTACTGATAGCCCTACATTCAACGTAGTAACCGCTGGTGACGTGAACATAACTGGCCCAACACCGAACCTGCAACTGACAGACAATGATGTTCAGTGCCGCGTACACCAAACTCTACAACTTTAGTGGTGGTACTTACCTTGAAACTCGCAATGGTGCCAACGACGGTGTTGTCGTTTTCCGTGGCTTGGGTGGTGGTACAATTACGGAGTTCGCACGCTTTAATTCCGCAGGTAAGTTTGGTATTGGTACAAATTCTCCAACGGGTTTGCTTGAACTATCAGCAGCAACAGNCTCAGGCTCGCTTAACCTTGTTTCTACAGCAAACGCAGGTGATGCAGGCCAGAAGATCGCTTTCTTCGGGGCTGATCGTTCTGAGGCAGGCGAGGAAATGGCATACATCCAAGGGCTGCTTACCTCAAATAATGGTGGTTCGGGCAACGTTCAGCAGGGTAAATTGGCTTTCGGGACGTCTGGTGTAGAAGCCATGCGGATTGATCAAAGTGGTAATGTGTTGGTTGGGACTACTACCCTTACTTCAAATTCAAGACTACAGGTTGTGAATAGCAACGGGTTTCCTTGTTTTGTCCTGAAGCGAACTGATGCGAACTCAACTCTGCAGTTGTTTCAGAACACAGGTGGAACAACAGTTGGTTCAATCTCAGTCAGCGCATCATCCACAGCCTACAACACATCCTCAGACTATCGCC